CTCGATCAGGTACTTGTACTGGTTGTAGTCGATGTCGAAGTCGTCGAAGAACGAGACCTCGCCACCGCGGTCGGCGCCGACCGTGTAGTCGGCCAGGTTGACGATGATGCCGATGACGTCCTCTTCGTCCTCCATGGACTCCATGGTGACGACCTTGTCGACGCTCAGCTCGGAGGCCAGCTCGGAGACCGTCCGGTAGTAGCGGCGACCCATGTCGTCACGGGCGAGGAGCATCTGGGTGACGGTGGGCAGCGTCGTGTACAGCGTGGGAACGCCCGAGCCCTTGTAGAACTGCATGGCCGAGAGGATCTCGTCGACGAGACCGGTGGACTTGAGGTCCGTGTCCGGATCGAGGGTGATCTTGGCCGCGTACAGGTCGTCGTCGTGCAGGATGGAACGGATGCCCGCCCCGTCCACGGCGCCCTGCGGGTCGCGGATCTTGTCTTCGTCGTCGACCTCGCGGCCGTCCCCGATGAGGATCGCCCGAGCGATCTCCTCGTCGAGCATGAGACGCATCTCGCCCTTGAGCCACATCACGACGTCGAAGTCGGTGATGTCGATGATGTCGTCGCGATCCAGGCGCTGCTTCTTGTAGATCGTCGACGGCGTGGTGACGCGCTTGGTCAGCCCGAAGAACTCCTCCTTCTTCAGGGTGCCCTTGATGTAGCCCTTGGCCCGGGCGTCGGCGTGGGTGATGTCGGCCACGAGCGACTTGATGCGCGAGAACGGGCTCTTGCGGACGCCCGAGAGGACCTCGGAGACCCACTCGGTGCGGCGGCGGTCGAACTCCGGCGTCTCGGTGATGGCGCGCGCGTCCGGGAACAGGACGTCGATGTTCTCGATCCCGTGCTTGAAGGCGTAGTCCTCCACCGCCTCCTTCAGCGAGCCGCGCTTGACGGCGTCGGAGGCGATGCCCTTCATCGCGTCATGCGAGAGCACGTGCCGCGGCGCGCCGTTGCCCTTGGCCGCCTCGTTGGCCTGCTCGAAGACGTTGCGTCCCATGGTGTTCTCGGTGTCCTTGTCCTCGTGGGTGACGACCTCCTCGGTGGAGGCGCTGGTGTCGTTGTTGTCGGTGCTGCCGGTGTTCGCGCTCTCGAGAGCGGCGCCGACCATGTAGTGGACGACGTCCTGCTGCTCCGGCGACATCGAGTCGTAGACGTCCTGAACCGTCGGCTCGTCGGTCGTCTCCTCCTGCTCCTTGTGCTCGACGACCTCCGTCGTGGTCTCCTCGACCTCGGGGGCGTCGGCGTGCTCCAGCTCGAGGCCGGTGTAGATGATGGCCTCGTCGACGATCGTGTCCACCGAGCCGTCCGCGTGGGCGATCTCGATGTTGTCGATCAGGGCGCCGGGGTTGGCACCCGCCAGGACCAGCGACAGCTCGCGAATGATCCCGTGAGAGACCTGCTTGGACCGCTCGATGAGCTGATTGGCGAAGATGGACAGCGCGGAGATGTCCCCGTGCTGGACCAGCACCTTCGCATTCTTGGCCTGCGTGGTCTCGTTGAAGTACCCGTAGGCGTAGACCCCCTCCGCCCGGCTCTCGAGCACGGCGTGACCGAGGACGTTCTCGGGCGATCCGTGGCCGTGCTGCCAGACCATCGGCACCCGGGCCTCGTTCTGGTGCTCGAACGCTCCGGGTAGGATGGTGCGTCCGTCCGAGCAACGGAGGCCGAACTTGGTGGCCCAGCCACTGAAGTCCGGCTTGACCGCGACCGCGGCCGAGTGCATCAAGCTGGTCTCCGGCGAAGAGTCACCGAAGTCCAGTCGGGAAGTGCCTCCCATTTTGACTGTTCCTTTCGTCTTTTGGCTTCGGCGCTCTCAGAGCGCAGCGAGCTTCTGCTTGGCCACAGCGAGTTGACCTCGCACCTTGGTAGCGAGCGACTTGAGCTCATCGGTGGAGCGCTTCTTCTCTGAAGCCCCCTTCGACGATCCGCCTCCCGACAACTTGCCTGAGTCCTTCTTGGCCTTTGACTTGAGTTCCTGCTTGTGCTTGTCTCGGTACTTCTTGTTTTCCCGAGCAGCCTCGGCCTTTTCCGCAGCGGACTTCGGCTTGTCGCGTTCCTTGGCTGCGCGCTCCTTTCGAGCTTTCGACTTCCGGTCTTCGCTGGCTTCGTCGCGCTCGCGCTTGGCAATGAGCTTCTCGAGCTTCTGGAGCTTGTCTTCGAGATTGGCGATGCGCTGCGATAGTTCTTGGCGTTGCCGGGCCCGGGCGTCACGAGCGATCTGCACCCGAGTCTTTCCCGTACGGGGATCATCAGAAGAGCCTCGCTGACGGCCCTTCAGCTTGCGAGTACGCAGGTAGTACTCGTGGGCTTTGGCCGGGTCGTAACCCGGTGCTGCGTGTTGAAGCTGGCTCAGCTCAAACTCGGTCGGAGGACGAACCGGCATCAACCAAGCTCCAGGGCTCGATCGATTTCTTCTGCCGTGGAATCGATGGACTCGTTCAAAGCGTCCACGGTAGGATCCGGAGGCTCAGATTCGACCGGAATGTCAACGCCGGTGTCGCCCTGAGGCATGTTGGCGTTGATCAGCTTGTCGGCCTTCGGCTCCTGCGACGGCTTCATGCCGATGGCCTGACGGATCTCGTTGGAAGAAGTGCTCTCATTGCGAGAGAACTTGTCGGCGATGTCCGCGATGCCGCCTTCGCCACCGATGGGGACGAACTTGAACGGGTCGCGGAAATACATGATGGATTGTCCCTGCGTACGCGCTGTCTTGGTGAGAAAAGTGCGCCGCATGGCTTCGACGATGGCCTCCAGCAGAGGCTCGATCGTTCGAGCGAAGTAGTTTCGCATCGCCTTTTCGTCGGCCGTGCCGTTCATGACCTCTTCGGTCAGGCCCAGCTGGCCGTACAGCATCTTGGTGAGGTACTCCACCTGCGTGAGCAGGTTGTTGTCGACCGGACGGTTGAGCTGCACGATCTTTTCCGTGCCGTCCGTGTAGGCGATCCCGTACTGGGAGCCCTTGAGCTGAAATTCGATGTCCCGACGTCGCTGCTCGGCCTGCTGTCGCCGGGCTTCCGACTTGATCACGTACGGCAGCTGAATGATCATGTCGAGCTTGCCCGAAGCGGACTGATTGTCCATCGAGTCCATCAGGTTCAGCTTGGCGATGAGCCGCTGCAGAGTCGAGTTCGGCTCGTTCATCACCGAATACAGCGGATTCTCGACGATGGCCACGGCCTTCTTGGGCAGCACGATCTCTTCTCGCATGCCCCGTGCCTCGTTGTACAGCGACACGCGAATGTGCTGCGGATACCAGGCTCGGATCTGGCCGACGCGCAGGGTTCGGATGTCGTAACCACCACCGTCTTCGGGAGAAATGGTGGTATCAACGGGAACGATCGCGGCCACACCCTCGTCAAGGATGCTCATGGCGATGTCCTGCCGAAAAGCTCGAGCGGCCTGGTCGATGTTGGCCTCAAGCGTGAGGCAGTTGTTCAGACCGGAGTCGATGTCGTCCAAATATCGATCCTGGTCGTCCGTGCGCACGTGGCGCATGTCCACGGCGGCTACGTCGATCCCGATGCGGACGTAGATCGAGGAGATGATCGACCGCTCGTTGGAAAACGTCAGGCGGTTACGATCTGGACGTCCGTACGAGATCGATCCGCCCAGGTCGAAGGGCTCGGCTCGGCGTGTGACGTTGTTGGAATCAGTGAACGCGTTCCAAGCGTGCTTCAACCGAGTACTGAGTCTGGCCATAAATCACCTCCTTTCTAATCCTGCAGGGATGCGAGCAACGTCCAAGTCGCCGTGGGCGGACCGGCCAGCTTGTCGGCGGGAGTTGCGGCGACTTCGAACGAGCCGTTTCCTCCGGCGAAGTAGTAGACCATGAGAAAACGATCGGTGGTTCCGGAAACGGTGGCCGAAGCCGACTGGCCTTCCGCCAAGGTTGCTCCTGCGGCCAACCAGGATTCGAATCCACTGGCTGTGTAGATCGCCGTAGCCAGATCGCCGGGACTCAAGTTCTTGACGGTGAACGAGACATCGGACGCGTCAAGCTTGTCGAGCATCGCAGGCTGGGTTCGCTTGCCTGCGAAGTCGTTCACAGCTGAAGAGCTGGTGATCTCGTACTGCCGGGTTCCAGACACCTTGTCCGTGGTGTACACCGGGACGTTACGCAACGTGGTGACCAAGCTACCGGACGCCACCGCCGGAATGATGTTCTGAATGTCACCCGGAGCCAGCCACAACCGGCTCTGGTAGATGACCACGTCGTTGTTGTGGTACTCCGTTCCGGAGGCGTAGACCCCCTTGAAATGCAGAGCATCCGGATCCGTGCCGACTCCTCCGGTACCACCATCGCCGCCTCCGCCGTCGCCTCCGCCCGTGGGAGCGTCGACCCAGCCCGCATCGAAGTCGGTGTTCGACGCCTTGGCCAGGATTTGACCCGTGTCACCGCCCGGGGGCATGCCGTCGCCGGTGATGCTGCCCCGCAGGTCGATCACGTTGCCGTTCTGGTCGAACAGTACGAGCTTGTCGGGCGGAAGGCTTTCGTCCCACTCGGCATCGGTGGAAAGGATCAGCTTCCGCGTCTTCTGGGAGGAAACCCTCGCCATGTGTTCCTCCCTAATCGTCGTCGGTTTCTTCGATCTCCCGCACTTCCTTCTTCATTTGAGCCGCCAAATGCGACGGCACGAAGAAGAGCTTTGGATCGCCAGGATCCAGATCCCAGTCACCCCGCTCAAGGTTGGCTTTGATCTTGCGCTGAACTTCTTCCCGAGCTTCCTTTCGGCTGGGAATCATGCCTTCTTACCTCCCAGCTCGTTGAACAGTCCTTCCGCCCGTCGAACCAGATCGGGATCCATCTTGGCTCGAAGCGAGGGCGTGGAGTAATGACCGTACAGCTCAGCCAGCGCTTCCGTAGGCTTAGACGCAGCGTACGGCCCGATACGCGAGAGCTCCTTGAACGTCATGCCGTGACGTTCGAAAGCCTTGGCATGCAGGCCCTCTTGAAGTTTGCTCAGCTCTGCATCGGTGCGGTACTTGCCGTTGACCTTCTCGAACCCCGGAGGAAGCAATCCACCCGCAGCCGCCAACACGTGCCCCATCTCGTGTCGACCGACGTAGCCCGGCTCGAAAAAGCCGGGAATGAATTCCTTCTGCGCCGCACGATTCTCGGGCGTGTCGGGCGGATAGATCCCGAACTTCTCGTTGTACATGATGCGCACTTCATTCCTACGCATGTGAACTACGGCAGCAGGAGCACCGCTCCAGGCCAGTGATCCCGCGCCAGGCATCCGACCCAAAGGCGAAACTTCCACCTTTAGATTGGCCACAGCCGGATACTCCTTACGAAGCTCCTCGAAACAGTTCACCATTTCTTGACGCTTTTTCGCGCCATCCGGAGTGCGTATCCCCTTTGTTGGTGAGATGACCGCGAACCCACGAGAAGTATCAACTTGTAGCGACTCCGGCTTTTTGAGCCGATACTTGCCACCTTCGTCGTTGTGGCCCATGTCGTTAGTCTTGAGATAGACTTCTCCGGACGACGCCTTGCGCTCAGAAGTCTCACGCTTCTTGCGATGACCCCAGCGCATGCCCTTGACGCCGAAGTGAGCTAATGCCTCCTCTGGGGAGGCAAAAGGCTGGGTCTCCCCCAGTTTCACTTTTTTACCTCCCTAGTCGTGATACAGCTCTTTGTCGATCCAGTCCTTGCCGTTCTTCTTGTACTGCTTGAGCTTGGCCTTGTTGGCTTTACGGATGTCGTCCGTAATATCCGTAACCCTGGTGACCTTGAGCGAGTCCTGAGGATTGAAGATGATGATCGGAGCTTTGGACAGCTTGCTAGCTACGTCGTTCTCGTCTCGAACGGCGTTGAACCCCTTGGCGGCCAGGGTTTTCCGTACCTGTTTCTGTACCGCGGGAGCATCTGGATCGTAGTCAGCCCCGAAGGTGAGCTTTTGGTTGGTGTGGAAATACCAAGTCTGAGCTGTCTTTCCAGTTGGATCGTCTCGAATTTGCTTCAGCTCTTTGCTGGTGATGGGTTCGCCCAGAGGACCGGTGTTTGACGCTCGGAACTTAGGATCGCGCACCATCAGATCCGAAATGATTCGCGTGGCTTCGTCCACGGACGGAGCCTTGATCGGCTTGGTGGCCTGGATGTTCAGTATTTGATCCCGACCTCCGCCGAAAAAGCCTTTGCCCCCGATGACCTTGATGTAGCGCGAGTTGTCGTAGTCGTTGAGGCTCGCGTAGGTAATGTCCTTCATCGGCATGGACTCACCGCTGGATCGCACCAGCCGTTGAAGACTGGCCCCGGGTGCGATCTCCATGGATCCGTCTCGGCGAACGGTCACGCCCTCGCCACGCGGCTTCAGATCGGCGAGAGGCTCATCCTGCTTGCGCACACCCCAGCGCATGCCCTTGACGCCGAAGTGGGCTATCGCCTCCTCTGGGGAGGCGAAGGCCTGGGTGACACCCAGTTTCACTTGCGTACCTCCCTGAAGGATATGGGCTACTTCTTGGGCGGAAGACGCACGTCGCCTAGCGTCTTGAGTAGTGTGTCGATGGGCTTCTCGACCGGAACACTGAGACCCGCGGTTGGGAATACGGGTTCCACCCAGTCACCCGCCTCTTGATTGGCGGCCATCTTTTGCTCCAGCTCTTGCGCTTCGGCGGGAGTAGTCGGAATCCTCACGTCTTACCTCCCATCTCGTTAAATAGCGCTCGAGCTTTTCTTGTTGTGGCTGGATCCAGCCGTTGCCGCATTACCGGCGAATGGTAATACCCGGCCAGTTCGGCCATTGCCTCTGAAGGTTCGGTGGCGGCGTAGCCACTCAGCTTGCTGAGCTCTTTGAACGACAGACCGTGTTTCTTGAGCAACGCCTTGTGGTTCTTCTGGTTCGTTTTGGCGTACTTGTTGTAATCCCTGTTCCGCCCTCGAAGAACCGTGTTGTACGTCGGTCCCTGAACTCCGTGAGATATCGCCAGCAGATGACCCATCTCGTGGTATCCGACGTAGTTCGGCGTACCCACGCCGGGCATCCACTTCTTCACGAATTGCGCCTGATACGGCTCGAGCTCGCCCAGCACGTCGTTGTACATGATCCGCGCTTCGCCTTGCTTGATGCCCTGAACCGCGGCAAAGCTGCCCGAAGTGTTCTCTTCATGCCCCGGCACCCGAGACATGGGCACAACTTCGATCTTCATGTTGGCGACGGAAGGATACGTCTGTCGCATCTCGTCCAGCGACGCGATGATCTCAGCGTGTCGGCTCTCCACCGACGAGTTGGCGAAGCCTCCAGCGGGGCGAATATCGGCGTACCCCTTGGATTTGTCGATCGACAGGGAACTCGGGTCATGTAACTCGAAAGCCGGATGCCCATGGCCCATGCCGCCCCCGGTAAACGCCGCTTTGGCCGACAAATCCGACGCCGAAGGGTTTTGTTTGCGCACACCCCAGCGCATGCCCTTGACGCCGTAATGCTCAAGCGCCTCACTTGGAGACGCAAACGGCTGGGTTTCACCCAGTTTCACTCAAATGCCTCCTTGTGGGCTTTCCAGGCAATGTAGGCGTCCATGAGAGCCGCCACGTTGTCGATCTTTTCTTCTTGGCGTTTCTTGAGCAGCTTGCGGTTGCCGTTGGTGTCTTCCAGGGTGATGGCGTTGCCCATGGCGAACGACATCAAAGACTGGTCGAATATGAGGTTGCGATCTTCCGAGAGCTTCTTGAGCTCACCCAACGGCACCGACTCCGTCTTGGCCCCCTGAATGACCTTCTCGATTCCGAACGGGCCGTTCTCGGCTTCCCAGCGCTGAATGAACTCCTTGGCGTTGTACGGGTCGTAACCCAGACAGCGCACATCGTACTCCGACATCAGGATGAACTTGTCCAGATCGTCGTAGATCTCCATAGCGTCCAGCACGGTTCCGTTCATGACCAGCAGGGACCCCTCTTGAATGAACTCCTCGTACTTGTTGCGCATGGAGGCCTGCAACAGCATGAGCGTACGTTCCGTAATATAGGAACGTGTCTTCACGCCGTACAAGTCTCCCCCCAAGGGAAAGAGAAAGGTGAAGGCCCAGAAGTCGTCACCCTGTGACGCATCCATGCCCATGGCGCAGGGCATCTGCCAGAAGTCGCGCACCCGATGAGGAAGGGTTTCCTCGTAGGTGAAGAAATATGTGTAGCCCTCCATGGGAATACCGAAGCGCTTGGCCAGGATGTCGTTGCGAGCGGCCGGAGCCTTTTCAGCTCGTTCCACGTCGAGCTGATAGGTCTCGTAAGTGACGGTCTGCCCAAGGTTGGGCTGGGCCTTCAACCAGGTGGCCGGATCAGCCACTTCTTCCAGAGCGTCCAGCTTGTAGTGAAAGATGGAGACGTGGGGCGCCTGGTACTCACCCTTGAGGATGTCCTGCAACTCGAGCTTGATGGTGTCGCCGGAGCCGTTGCGAACCGTGCCTTCCGAAGATATGGCGACAATGAGATAGTCGTCCAGCTTGGAGGCGCCCTGCTCGACGGCGCCGATGACATCTTCCCGGAGGTCTCCGGACAACCACTCGTCGATGGTGGCGATCTTGGTGCGCAAGCCTTGAAGTTTGTTGATGGCCATGGGCCGGATCTCGAGCAAGGATCCGGTCAGGAAGTTCTCGATACCCTTCTTGGTGGCGGCCAGCTTGACCCGAAGCATCCGATTGCCCGTGGTGTTCTGCATGGAGCCCTCGGTGAGGAACTTCAGCAGAGGCCCCCGGGAACGAGTGATGGCAGTCCGCAAAGGCGACATCACTTCTTCGGCCTGCTTCATGGTGGGAGCGGTGGTCACCTGATGCGTGGTCGAAGTGTCCACCGTCATGAAGTAGGCTTGAATCAGGGCGGCGTACATGGACTTGGCCGCCCCTCGAGCCACGATGAGATACTGCTTCTTGGTCAAGCGGATCTTGATCGTCCGCTTCTCGTAGTGCCCTCCGCGGTTGTGCTCCGCCGGAACGTAGACCGATCGCTCCACGAAGTAATACCAGCCGAAGATCTGTTCGGACCAGAGCTTGAACGTGAACAGAAGGTGGAGGTCTCCTCCGTCTGTAAGGGTCATTTCACCCTCGCAGAAGCGGAGAAAGCCCTCCACCGCCTGATCGTCGTAGTAGATGTTGGGGTTCGCGATGAGCCCGTCGATGCGATTCATCTCCATGGAGATCTCCCGGTTGACCGGAATCTCGCCTCGAACGACCGCGTCGCGGAACTGCCCGTAGTACGTCGGCACTGCGGTGTTGGACAGTCCCATTTTGAACCCCTCCTTTCTACTAAGCCGGTGCCGCCGGAGGCACAAACCTCTTTCGGGCTCGGGCGTACGTGGCGTCGCCGACCTCGTTGAACAGCTTGCCGGTCTGGCGCTCGGTTTCCTGCTGACCCTTGTTCCGGAGCATGCGGCGGACGAAACCTTCACCGACCCGGCCCTGTTCCTTCTGCAGCCGGGCCACGTTGGACTCCAACTGGAGACGCTCGGCCACGTCGCGGAGCTCCTTGTTGCTCAGTGCCACCGTGCCGCTCTTGGACAGCTTCTGCTGAGCAACGGCCACCTTGATCGCGTCTTCGGCAGGCGGATGATCTTCGCCGCCCTTGGTGTAGATCTTGGCCTTGGAGTTCGACGTCCGGCCGATGGAAGCCTGCACACGCACCTCTCGAGCTTCACGGAACTTCTGGCGCTGGACCTCGGCATTGGCCCGACGTTCCTCGAGATGCGCGGAGAGCCGGTTGTCCTTGCGAACGCCCCAGCGCATACCCTTGATGCCGTAGTGCTCGAGAAACTCCCGACCAAGATCCATGGTTTCGACCACAGTCGGCTTTTGAAGCAGGTTTTCGACCGCTGCTTCGCCGGTCTTGGTGGCGCCCATGGCCATCGCCTCCTCGTACTCGGGCCACTCCAGTCGGAACTCGGGACCTTCGAAGTCGCCGGTCCAGACAGCGATACGATCGAACGACACCCAGTGCAGACGGTACTCGTCCTCGATCTCCTTGGCCGGGGCTTGCGGATACCCGAGGGTCAGATGCGGCAACCACTCGGGGAACTGCTCCACCGACTCGAAAGCGGTACGAATATCGGCCTGCTGCAGAAGCTGAGACCGAAACGAGTTGATCCACCGGAACTCGTAGTTCTTGCGGAAGTGAAGGACGTCGGCCTCGTCGTCTCCCAGCACATCCCGGCGATCGACTTCGAGCATAAAGGGACCATGCTGTGTGTTGTTCACGGCGTGCTCCACGAACTCGACCACGCGGCCGAGCCGTGGAACGTCACCGGTTTCCTCGCCCAGAAACAGCAGAGTGAGGTGCGGCTTCTTCTCGCTGGAAACCTTCCAGACCACTTCGTCAGCAGCCGGGAGAGCCACGATGACGAGGTTACTCAACCTTCCTCCTTTCTGCGGTTAACGGGCGTAGGCCTTACCGAGCAACTGCAAGTAGTCCACACCCATGTGATGGGACCACGTGCCGCTGTCGACGCCATGACGAATACGAGCTGAGTAAGCCACTCCAGCTGTGAGCTTGAATACAGCCTTGGGGAATCGAGTCAACAACAAGTTGACCCCCGAATGCTGGGTCGCGTAGTCGGAGCCACGATAGGGGTTGGCGTTACCATCGGCGTCCGTGCCGATCAGCTTGATGCTCGAGTAAGCCCCCGAGTACGCCGCAGCGTCGCAGCGCATGAGGATCTGCCCTTCGACTTCCCACCAAGCATTCACGGCCGGGGTGTAGTCGATCTGTAGGTACACGCCGGTGTTCTTGACCGCGTACTCACCGCCAGGAGCCGAGGAATATGCGTTGTTGGCTCCGAAGTCAGACTGCACCGCCAGCAAACTACCGGTGGCCGCTGCGGCCAGAAGCTCCCAGTTCGTTGCATCGCCCGGAGGCGGCGTCGACGTGGTTCCACCCACCCGACGTCGATAGGTGGAACCCTGGTAGGTGACTCCATCGTTGGCGGCGTAGACCGTTGCCGCGGCCCACGCACCTCGCCACACGATGCCCGGAGCCCCGTCCGCCGAGCGAACTCGGATCTTGCCAGTGAAGGTACCGCCACCGAAGTCGAT